CCCGAGTTGAATAAAATCTCCAACATTTGGCTGGGTGATAAACGTCAGGATCGACGTGGCCTTCGCCTGGGTCAGCGTCGGCACCCGAAAGGCGGCGGTCGCAAGGGGATCGTTGAGTGTTCTCAGTAGCTTAGGTGTCCGCCAGCCCTGAAGCGCACCGCTAAATAGATAACAGTTTTCAGCACTGGCGGCCTGACTGACCGGCAAATTGGTGTCGTCCCACGCAGGCAACATGCCGCCCATTTTTTCAATTTTTAACGCCGGCATAGGGAGACTCTCCTAGATGTGTCACCCTACGGCTGATTTGTTAGCAATTACTTAAGGGTCTGGCTGGCAATCGCTGGGTCCTTGGAACCCATCTTTGGGGTGAAGTCTCCTGGCCGATGGACGGGGGTGTTAATTGGGGCATGGGGATCGGGCGGCGGGAGGACCCGTAGCCGTTCCTGTTCCTCGAAATAGGCCGTACGCTTAGCGCCGGCTTCCATTTCAAGCCGGGTCTTTTCCGCCTGTCGCTCCGTGATCTGCGGGACAAAAGGCTCGGGCTTAGGCTGGTTGCGGGCCGCCAGGACCTGCTTCTCCAGTTCGGGGAACGACAGACCAGCCGGGCGCAGTACCGGGCTCTTGGGCGCTTCGTTCACGTCCTGTACCGGTATCTCGACTGGCTTGTCAGGTACTGGCTTTACTTTGGGCTTGTTCTTGCCCCGCGGTTTGCGCGGCTTCTTGACCGGTGCCGTGAGGGGTTCCTCGACCTCTGGTGGGATTTCCGTTGGTAGCTGATCCGTTGGCATTGGTATCTCCTTTGAAGAGGGATGAATTAGCCCCCTGGAACGCTATTGACGTACCAGGGGTAGATTTGGTTGTCACGCCTTGATGGGGCCGGCGCGGACGCTTCTTCAGTAACGCACCCATCGTAGGTAGGGAAGGATGCCGAGACACTTACTTTCCCTTACTCATACCCGAAAGGGTAAGGCCCAACCGGGCCCGTTCCCCACTGGTTCCAGAGTCGCCACGGTGTTTTTGCATGTACTCCTGCGTAGACATGCCAGCCCGCGCCGCGGCCTTCTTTTCGACGCCGGGGTGCTTGATAGCCCCCTTGATCCATTTCTTAGCCATGGGACCTCACTTGTATTTTGGGCAGTTCAGCTTTCGTCCAATCTCGTTTCTAGCATGAATATCCAAGGAAAGCAAGTAGGCGGCATACCGCTGGCTCATTACGTTCTTGGTATTATACTTAATGGGGCCTACCAAGGCCCGGCAGATGGGGGCGATGGAGCTAGGCGGCAGGTCCGCCACATCACACCCGGCAAGCAGGTTGAGTGCGGTGATTACGATGGCTATTCTCCGCATGTCAATTCCTCGGGTTGTCCCAGCGGTCCCTAGGGGACTTCCGCGGGATTGGTTTGTGACCCTTTTTCGTGTATTTTTGTGGCTGTGGCTTGTTTTGTGGGCTGTTAACCACGGTATCCACCACGCTGTTAACGTGGTTAACTATCACCATCTGCTGGGCTTTATGGTGCAAAGCGGTGTCTTTCGCCCCCACATACATGCCAGCCAAGAACAAGGCCACCAAGGCCGCGGCGATAATGAAGTCCTTACGGAGGGGCGCAAGCGCATTGGCAATCCCTAGTCCAATCACAGGAATACCAGCGATCAGCGTCGTGCCAAAGGCGCACAATAGGCAGATGATGATCAGGGCAACGCCAGCCCCCCAGTGCCAAATTGTAGCCCATGCGCCGGCAAGAAGGTGATGGATTATAAACATATCACTTCTCCATGAACCAGCCCGTGACTCGCTGCCAAAGGGTAAGTTGGGGCGCAGATGCAGGTTGTGGCCTGGTTATAGGTTGTACTTTAACAGGCTGCGGCCTGGTTATAGGTTGTACTTTAACCGGCTGCGGCCTGATTATAGGGGGTGCCTTATCAAGGGGTACCTCAATGTGCTGGGCAAGTGGCGTCACGGGGCCAGCTGCAATCACAGCGCCGGGGTTGTTCGCGTCCAACAGACAGAGTTTACGCTCGGCAACGCGGCGGGTTTCGAGGCCCTTGATAACCTTCCCGTTGGCGCCTCCTTCCACGTCGCCGGCGTTTAACTTGCGGGCCACGCTTGACTTGCAGAGAGCGCCGCCGCCTACATTGTAGCCAAACGAGAAAATAGCCGCGTGCCGGTAGTCTGGCAGGGGGACCGTAATACAGCGCTCGACTTGCTTCTCGTAGCGCGGAATATCCGTGGCCAGCATGTCAGCGCATTGGATTTTGGTGTAGCGGTCGCCAATATGCACGCCCTCAATATGGCCAGTGCAAACCGTATTAACCCTGGGTGGGTCGATCCGGTCATGATATCCGACCAGCACCGTGCCCTCAAACAGCATCAGGAGGGACACCACTATAGGGACATAGCCACTCCCGCGTACTGGAGCAGCGCCGGCTGGCATAGGGGGAGGGGTATCACTCACAGATTGGTACTCCGTTGGTTCATGAGGCGTGCGACCCAGGCCGCCCCGACGATGACTAAACACAACAACGCAAACAGACGTGGCGGAACCCAGGTAATGAAGGCTGGCACAGCCATTTCCGCAGCCGACAACAACATAACGATGGCACTGAGCCGGATAGACCACAACTTGTGGAACTCGCGCCAATTCGGGTCAAACCATAGGACCTGCTTCTGTCGCGCCGTCTCAACGCCAACTTGCACCGGCGCGGTCTCAACGACGCGCGCCGGTGCTACTTCTAAGACCGTTGGACCTTCAACCATTCTGTTCCTTACAGCTTTTTGAACTCAGCCTCGATTTCGCCCTCGATCTTGCGAAGGAAGGTCGGAATAGGGCCGAATGTCGGACCTGTCACACCGGTCGGCGCGACTGCACCGGTAGAGCCAACAACGCCAGTCGGGCCAGTCAGACCTAAAAGAACAGCAACCGCAGGACCCCCCGCAGCGGGAGGAACAGCAGCTGGGGTGCCAGCCAAAGTGACCGCAACAGCCGCCGCAGGCGTACCAGGCACCTGAACAGGGTTAACCGCCTGTGGGTTCGGGCCTGGGACCTGTGAACCAAACTCAGACGCAACCCCGCCGGTCTCTATATGACGCTTATAAGCTTCAGCAGTGCGAGCGCCGGCAGCGATTTCCTCGGCAGTCTTTTCAGCTAGGTTTGCCATGATAGCTCCTTATGGTGCGATGACATTAAAGTTGATGGTGTCGTTCTTGACTTCACCAAGCGTATCGCCAATCTGAAGCGAAACAGTTAAGGCTTCGTTTAGCGATCCGCCGGTCAGGAAGAAGATAAGCGTCGTCGCGGTGGTCGATACCGTGTCCACCGTAGTGTCCGTGGACGTAGTGCTGGCGGTCCCGGTCGCTATGGTTGCACCCGGGCTAAGCCATTGAGAATAATCGACAACCCACCTGCGGCGGTTGCCTACTGTGTGTGGTCGTGTTGCGAGCAACATGAGAACCTCCTAATGCTATTTTAACCTGGTTAAACACTTCGGTCCAATGTCCGAACTCTGGCTGGCGGAATAGCCTCATACTGTCATAATAGGGCGTCGTCGGGCCATCTATCGCATAGAGATAATATGGCATGATCGGTATAACGACCCAAGTCTCTACCCCCATCGCGGCTGATAGGTGACTAACTGACGTACAGGAGCTTATCACCAGATCGCAAGAAGCGATAGCGTTGCGCGTATCTTCCCAAGTGCGCAGCGGAACCTCTCGCACCCAAGGTGGCCGATGCTCGGTGCCTTCATCGCGCTGTAACGAGATAAAGTCGGCGTCGGCATCCTTCACTGCATCGAAGAAAACATCGTGCGGGAACAGCTTGTGGTGGTCATTCTCGAAACGCGAATTGCCTTGCCAGCGCAGCCCTATCCGCTTCTTGCGCCCCTTAATAGCGGCAGGTTTGCGGATATAGGGCTTGCCGCTCAAGTCCTCTAGTTCAAGACCAAGAGGCACCGGAGCCGACATGCCATCAACCCAAAAATCATGGTAGACGCCGAAAGCGGCCTCGCGTTGGATGACAGCCGACACCCCCTCGACATCCGTAAAGAGAGAGGCCAGAGGTCCGGCGCAGGCGACGATAACCTTGCAGCCTTTCGTCGCTATGTTCTTGGCGTAGCGCACCTGATGGATTTGATCGCCAAGGCCACCACCCAATGCGAGCAACGCCGTTCCCTTGCGGATGCCGTCCCATTCTTCGGTCGGCGCATCGGGGCGATAGAACTTTTCGTTGAAGAAACGCCCTCGGTTTAACAGGCGATAGCCTTCCTGTATCTTGCCCATACGCAGCACATAATGCGCCCGGTTAAACGCCGCCTTGTGATTGTTTGGTTCCTCGATTTCGAGTTTCTGTGCAATACGCCAGCCTTCGGCAAAATCACCAACAGTCGCGGCGGCTAGTTGCAGATCAAGATCGTGGATCGGCGGAATGGTTCGTGGCTTGTCGAGCCAGAACTCCTGTTGGCAAAAGCTGACATAGTGGTGGTTCAGAACATCTTTCGGATCATCGGTGTGCTGACGTTCAAGCTTTGGCTTGATGGCGTGCATCCCGGCATAACCGTGCTGGTTTTCATCATCTTCCTCGACCGACTTGCCGTCGATGGCTTCTAGATCGTACTTAAACGATGGAAGTTTCAGAAACTCGTGAACCCGATCAAGCTGCACCTTTGGGTTCGCTATCAGGTCGTCGTACTCGACCATCAAGAAGCATTCCGGCATAAAACAATAACCGTCTTGCAGGGAAATGTACGCGGCTTTCAGGTGATCCAGCAACTGCCCAGATTGCACGAAGGCGTCGAGATCATCCGGCTTGGCGATACGAACAAATGAGGCCGCGCAGTCCGGCACAGAGCGAACCGTCGCTATGATCTTCGGCGGATGTTTTAACACCATGCCCATCGCATGCATGATCTGTGCGATAGGCCAGCCGCGGGATTTGTCGAGGACAGTAGGCTTTTCAACATCTTCGTAAAAAGCATCAACCATACCGCGCATGACTCTGGCAAGTTGTTCGCGCGCTGGATCGTTGGCATTCAGCAATGCGGCTTGTGCCCAAGTATTTGCTACGCCGTCGAGAGCGTGAACAAGGCCGGACGTGGTGCTGACATGAATTGACGGATGCTGATTAAGGATGGCCGCCAGCACCGTCGAGCCTGAACGTGGAATGCCTGAAAGAAAATGCAGGTTCTTGTTCATGTGTGTCTAGCAATCGTGTGATAGAAGCCGCACGCGACATTTGACCAAGTTGTCAAAGCGCCGACTTGCTTGGGAGAATAATAATTGGTGGCGTTGCCGAGGCCGAGTTGGCCGA